CATCTGGGTGACCTAACTCACCAAGTGCACGACCCTTTTCGATGTACTTTTGGTTGTAAGATCTTGCTTCACGCTGCAATGTCGAAATAGGATACATCCGACCATTGCGGTTTTTGATTTCACCCTGCAAAAAGACACCCTCGATAAAATGGTTTTTCTTACCATTCTTACCTTCGGTGATTGTTACTTTAGCGGTTTCAATCTCCTCCCTGATCAGTTTCATTTTTTGGTTCCTCGGTTTCGTTTTCAGTTTCAGCTGAAGCTTCAGGGGTTTCAGGTGCAGCATCTTCAGGTTGCTCGGTGTTTTCAGGACCGTCTTCCTGTGGTTTAAAGATCTGCTTTCCAACCTCCTTCTTGTGTGCATCAATGGCATCGACTGCTTTCGCATTCATACCCTGTACAACGTAATCGGACAGATCTTTCTGTCCAGCAAACAGTGCGTTTACTATATCTCTTGCAACTTCAGTAGGCATAATTATACATTAGTTATAATATTATTTAGATGTTTCCTTTTTTGTAGTCCGCATCACTGATACCAGCTTCCGCAGGATCAGGTTCTGGAGGCATCAAAGACATCTCCATTTGTGCAAGTTCTAGCTTCTGCATCTCTACAGGATCTACTAACTTACCCTCTGAGATCTCAGTCTCCATCTGACCTTGTATCTCATTGAACTCTTCATCAGTCTGACGTAATATCTGACGACGCATGTATTCAAGTGAGAAGTATTTACCAGCAAAAGGATCCATTTGAGCGACGAGAGCCATTCGCTCATTCATCATCTCTTGCTCTTTTAACTCAGAGAAATAGTTGTCAGCAACGAAGTCATATTGGATATGCTCCTTTACATCATCCCATTCTTCTATAGTTAATACTCCTTTGAGTACCAACTGAGTCTTAAGAAGATCGTTGAATAGATCAGAGAATCTTTTGCGGAGTCTTGCGATGAACTTTTGGAATTTTACTTCATCACGTGTGATCTCAGCAGATCTACCAACGTTAAATGAACTATCTGATTCCAATCTTGACTCAGGTACATTTAATGCACGATAAAGTTTCTTCTGGAAGTACTTAATGTCTTCCAATTCACCAAGATTTTGTCCGCCAGGTAGAGTAGAAATCTCTGTGCCTCTACCACCCTCACGTCTAGGAAGCCAGAAGTCTTCTAGCATAGACATGAATTTCTTATCGTCTCTTATCTCTCCAGTGTCAGCGTTGTATACTAACTTATTCCTATAGCGAGACATAACCTCTTTAAGGTATTGCTCTGCCTTCTGCTTAGGTAAATTACCTACATCTATATAGAAGATTCTACGCTCTGGTGCACGAGACATGCGGTAAATAACCAGTGAATCTTCAATCATTCTCAACTGGTTAGTTGCCTTAATTGCTTTATGTAGGTGAGATAGCACATAGTTACGCTGCATATCTAATTGTCCTGAGTGGACAAAACATATAGCGTCAGGTGCTATTTTAATTCCTCTATTCTCATACCCACGTAACCCCTTGGGTGAATAAATGAAATACTCTACACTCTTAGGTACCAGTGTATTAATTTCTGGGTCAGCAGGTGACACACGATCCTTTGGTTTATCATATTCGATAACCTTTTTAATCTTTCTAGGATCAATGTATCTCAACTCTGTCATTCCCTCTTGAGGATTGTCAGGGTTAATCATCTTATGATAAAAAAGTCTTCCGTCGATGTACCACCTACGGAAGATATCATATGCTTTACGCTCAAAGTCTAGTAATGATAATACATTATCAAACTCTTCTCTAATTCTTCTTTTTACAGGCTCAGAAACACCTAGGTTTGAGAGCTCTACTTCTACAGGTTTATCATCTAGATCACCTGCTATTGCTTCTGCTACTATATCACCTATTGCCTGATCCACTTCTGGATGCAAAGACATCTCACGATATCTACCGATGAGATCTACATCGCTTGCTTTGTTAGCTGCGTCACCGAGGTCAACGTATTGACCAAAGTAACCACCTGCCACAATGGGTTGTGCTGCGTCATCCGAATCTTTCGTAACAAAAGAAGGGCCTAAACCTTTAGTACCCTTCTTCTTACGATCAATTGAATAACCAAATAGTTGTGACATTTAGTTGTCCTTCCTTTTCATTATAAAGTATTTATCTAACCGCCAGTTAACGATACTGCATTACCTGCGTTATTGTCATTAGCGTATGTCCAGTACTGAACCTGGAACTCAACAGTATACTCTTCTGGAGTATCATTACTATCCCATGCAAGATCAATTGCAGAGATTGTAGAGGGCCATATACCTACAAACTTGTAGGATCTAACCACTGCACCTTGTCTATCGTATTGTCTTACCATAGCATCTGATTGATACTCGGCAATAACACGAGGCTCTTGTAAGTTCTGATGAAGTGCTTGGATCTTAGTAGACCATTCTTCAAACTTAGAGCGAAGAGCGAATCCTTTGTCGTTAAGAACTGTAATAGTCCATGGCTCGAAGGTTCTATCTCCTGCAATCTTAAGTGTCCTACCTCTGTAGGGTACTTCGATTACTCCAACTGTGGAAGCTGGTATGTTTGCTGCCTTAACTAAGAAGGTAGCGAGTGATCCAGAAGCAGCTCCAGATCCAGCACGAGATGCTCCTGCTGTTTCTTCTCCTCTCTGCTCCTGTGAACCTGGGGTAGCACCTGAGTTAGGTGTACCGTTGTCTACTATCTGAGGAAATCCTACTTCAACCTGAAACAGGTTAGGGCGGGCTAAATCTCCAATCCTATTTCTAAAGTCTAGGATTGGAGCGTTTATTTGTTTTCCTTCAGACTGACCAGGATAAGTCTGGCTGTCGAATGCTGACATTTTATTCTCCTATTTGAGGTTGAGCATGAAGTCATGCCACGGTTTACTCATTATGATACTAGCTCACTGAAGCTTGCTCCAGTTCTAGTTGCAGTGAAGGTCAATGTGATGAAGTTGATAGATCTTGTGGGTTTCACAAATATCTCTGCGTAGAATTCACCACGGTCAATCGATTCAGCAGGGTTGTTTGTTCCGTCGCAGACTACGAGGAAGTCAACAATACCACGTCTTGATTGGACACTGCGTAAGTATGGCTCAACAATGTTCTTGAATTGTTGGCGAGTAAACTCGTCATTCAACTCGAATAGTTGGGTCTTAGCAGCCTCACTAATTGCCTCTTCCATCACTAGGAATAAACGTCTAACGTTAATTCTATCGAAGGCAGAAACATAGGATAGTGCAGTCTTATCTCCGAAGAGGATGATGCCCTGTCCTGGGAAGGCGACTATTGGGTTTACACGAGAAGCGTAAAGTGTATCTCTGTGATCCTTAAGAGGTGAGTAAGCAAGTTTAATTGCATTTCTCAACTGTCCTCTGTTGAAACCAGCAGGAGAATACCAAGGCTCTTGTGCAAGAGTTGTGCTTAGTACCAGTCCAGCAACGTCAGCATTACATGGAATGTAACGATACTTGTCACTGTACTTATCATATATGTATTTGTAGTTATTGTCAAATACAGCATATGATGTGCTTGATAACTGATCGAAGTAGTTAACAGTCCTTGCAACTATAGTTGAAGTCTTTGCTTGACCAATTACATCACCACGATAAGGTGATACGAAAGCGATACAATCCTTACGTGCAGCAGCAATAGAAATTACATGCTGTGCCTTAGCAATAGTATCATCGATACCACTCATGGATGGTCCCATCAAGAGGTAATCAATATCTACAGTCTCAGCATCTGAGAAGAGATCGTATGCTCCAAGGATATCTGGACGTGCGATAGTATAACCATCGACTCCACCTTGTAGAGAGTAACGTAGTGTTGCTCTATTCTTTGTACCTAGAAGTGAGATCGCTAGTGGGTTAGTACCAGTTGGATCATCTAAGTTATTAAGAGAAGTTGCAGTCTTAATAAGATCAAACTCTCTGTTAACACCTGATACACCGATGACACCAGATGCACTGGTATTCTTGTCATAGATGTTAGCAGTCTCATGAGATCCCCAATATAGGTACTCAGAGTATGTCTTGATTACATCCTTATAATAGATGTTATCACCTTGAGGTGACTTAGCATCGTTTGCTTTAGAAACATTAAGGTGCTTCTCAAGAACTGCTCCTGGAACTCCAGTGATCTTTCCATCACCATCAACAATCAGGATGTGCATTAGGTCATTGTGACCGCCTCTATCTGCAACCCATGCGGAAGTTGTAGGTCTAGCAGCAACGTTGATCCACTTAGCATTTTCTCCGTATAGTCTTGACTCATAGTCAGACTCAACGTTTGAAAGTGTAACTGTAGCAGCATTTGCATCAACAACATTCTGGTTTGCTTGGAAGTTAGGTGATCCTTGATTCAATGCAACACGTAATTCTCTGTTGATTGATTCGATCTCTCCAGTGTCACCAGTAGCAGCACCAGGAGTGTTAGAGTTGTTTGCTAGCTCAGAGATAACGTCTCCAATTTCTAGGATGTCAGAAGATGTGCCATCAATAGCAATCTCAACCTTACGGTTAACTGAATCATATGCAACAACACGACCTGTAACACCACCACTAACAGCAGTGATATAGTTGTCTGTCTCAAACTTACCAACTAGGTTAGCATTATCCTTAAAGGTAACGATAACAGCGTAGTCATATACACGACCATAGATGTTAGCATTAGAGAAGGAAACCTCTGCATTGTTTGTGAATTCCCACTCAGTAGCAGTTGGTTGTGCAAGATATAATACTTGATCAGGACCAGCGTCTGTCATGATAACTCTTAATGAGTTACCGTGAGTACCAGCAGTCTTACCTGCCCACTTCCAGTTGTTAGATGCAGTCTCTACGTTTGACTCGTATGTATCAAGATTCTTGATAAGAGGAGCAGCAACACCTGTAGCAGTTGTTTCGTTGATCTCTGTCTTGTTAGATGTAACTGTCTGTAAGTTAACAGCAGTGCTGTTAGCGTGTGAAGCAGCAGTTGTACCCAACTGACCACGGACAACAGTTAGATCGTTACCAGCAATAGAAGATACCTGAAGAATCTCATCATCAATTCTGATGTATGAGTTAGTACCTGCACCAAGAGCAGCAGCAGAAGCAACCGTTAGAGTTACGTCACTGTCACTATAAGTACCACCTTCACTAATAGTAGAAGATGTACCAGCAGGCTCAATTAGAGTGATCTGTGTAGCAGCAGCGTGAGATACAGCAGAAGTTGCTAGTTGTCCACGAGTAACAGTAACGTCGTTACCAGAAACTGCGGAGATTGTTACTAATTCTGCGTCGATTAGGAGGACATCACTAACGTCAAAGTCAGTAGATGATGCAACCGTTAAAACTGTATCAGAAGCATTAAATGTAGATACTGTATACTGTGCGGTATCTATAGCATTCTTCAGC